CGCCCGAGACGACCAAAGACGAGGTGCCGGCATGAGCGGCCTCCTCACCATCCTCACGCACCCCGACTGGCCGCGCCTCCGCGCCCATCTACGGCTCGAGACCTATTCCCGCGATACGAACAGCCGAGGTGAACAGCGCCGCCGCATCGAAGTGCTGGCGCCCCAGAACCCAGCAACCCGGGAGTGGTTGCTGGATGTGCTGGCGCCCTGCGTCCGGTGCGGCTTGCCCATGCATCCCATCCGGTCGCGCCGGAGTACGGGCTTTTACTACGCGGCGGCGTGCCCCCTCGACAAGAACGTGGGGTGCTCGCGCAGTGGCGAAGCCTCCGACGAATACCGGCGGATCGTGGCGGACCTGGAGACGGCGCCGGTGGGGCCGGTCACGCCATCGCTCTTTGACGAGCCGCCGCGCCGGCTGACGCCCCACGAGCGGCACCAAGCCGCCGCCGATGCAGGTGTGGATACGTGGCAGGAATTTCGAGGGGAACGATAAATATGGAAGCTCTCGCCAAAAAGCCAAACGACACCATCGCCCGCCCCTTGCCCGTACTGGCGCGACTGATTCAAGAAGATTTGAAACACGCTGCGGCCGCCGCTGAAAAAGCAGGCATGCCGTATTTCATCGCGGCCGGTGAAAAGCTTCTTGAAGCAAAAATACAATTGCCGCACGGTGAATTTATCGAATGGGCGGTGCGACATTTCAGTCGGACACGTGGACAGTTGAATTACTACATGCGTCTTGCTCAAATGTCTTCGACCGAAGACATTTCATCGCTTGGCGATTTGCGCCGGCTCACGCAGCCTTCATATCAACCCCGACCGAGCCATCAGGCGTGGCATGAACCCGTCAAGGAGGTTATCAATCGCGTTGATACCGAGACGTTGAATCTTCGGCGCGACGAATTGAAGCGCAGCGATGAACGGATCGCGCAACGGAAACTCGGGTTGCAGTTGATTGATATCGGCTACAAAGTGCTCGCGAAAACCCTACATCCAGACAAGGGCGGCTCACGGGACGCGATGGCGCGTCTCAATGCCGTACGGGACCGTCTCAAACAATGCGTCTAGGAAAGGAATGGATCTATGACAGCAACAGACGGCAAGGAACAAGAAGATTTTACGCTGACGCCTCCAGCGCGTTCCAAGCCAACGCTCACGCAAGTGGGGAATCGCTTCATGGCGTCCGATGCGCGCTTTCATCCAGAATTGGCGGCGAAATACATCATTAATCACGGAGGTCGCGAACGTCGCTTGCCGATGGGGGAACTGGCGCGGGTGTTTTATGGCGGCAATACGCCATCAAACAAGAAGCGGATTCGGCAGCGCATGTGGCGAATCAATTTCTTCGTCTTGCAGCGAGGATTTCTGTTGGTGGTCGAGATTGATCCGCGTCTCGGCGCGCAAAGCTGCAAAATTTACGACCCGCGATCCGTCGAAGACCAGCGATACGTTGATGACCGGCTGATGCGCATGAAGAACATCGGCATCCTGAAACAATCGCAATATTGCAAGGCTCTTGAATTGAAGCATGAACTAGATGCCACCGTGGCGGACGAGAGCAGTACATCTGTGGTGACAGGTGATGACGATGGCGTCAGTGCCGCTACGTGACCGCAGTTAAGGGACGGCTCGAAAAATACCGAGGGGAACGATAGAGGCGCAGCGTCGGCACCGTTCACCAACCATCAACCCGTGAGGGCAGACAGACACACCATGACGAACAGCATTCGAGCAGTCGTGACCGCCAGCATGCTTCTCGCGGCCACTAGCGCCTCCGCCGACCCCGTAACGGTCGCGTCCTTCGCGGATCCGGGGGGGTCGAAGTTTATGAGCTACACCACGGACGGCACCAACGCGGGCACGACCTTCACGGGCGGGTATGACCTCCTGGGGTTGATCTTCAACATCATTGAGCCGATTGCCGCCAGTTATCCGAATGCCACGTTTACCTTCCCGACGCTGACCGCCACGGCCTTTCTTGAACCGATTCCTGGGGCAACCCTGACACGGTTCAACGGCGGGCAGATTGACTTCTTCGACGCGCTCCTCAACCCGATTTTCCATATCGTGTTCGGGGCGGCGACCCTGACAGATCCGGGTGGGTCCATCGGCGGGAGCGTCCTGGCCCTGCAGGGGGTGAACCTGTTCCTGCCCAGCGGCGACCCGTACTTTGATCCGCAGGACTTCAGCTTCACGCTCATTGGCCCTGAGCCGGGTGTCGCGGGCGGCCCGTCCACCGTGTCCGGGGCGCGAGCCTTGGCCCTGTCGTCTGGTACACCACAAAGCCTCTCATGGGGGTCATCGTTCAATGCCAGTGCGGACCTGACGCAAGTGCCGGAGCCGGGGAGCATGTTCCTGCTCGGGACGGGACTCGTGGGCCTTGCCACGTCGGTTCGGCGGCGCCGGCAGAACGTCTAGAGCTGCATCCCGCGTGGACGGTTTGCCCTCGCTTTCCGGTCTGCGCTGGTCAACGACACGGTTCACAGGCCTGCCACCGTGTGCAGACAAGCGCAGGCCGCTGAGGGTGTCCGGTCGGGCGCTGCTGGAAATGGCGGCGGGTAACAGCCCTGGGAATTACCTGACGGCGGCCAAGAGGGCCTTGGCGACCACGACACGGGTAGATTGCACGGCTCCCGACTTTATGCGTGACGAGGACGCGATGACCGACGCGCCAGACTTCCGCGAGACAGAGCGGTGTGACGGCCGTTATCTAGTGCCACAGACCTCGCCGCCACGCGATGAACCCTTCGACGTGACGTATCGGTGCGCCCTTCCTCACGGCCATGACGGGCCGCACGGCGGGGTTTTAGGGCCGCATGGTCCGTTGACGTGGAAACAAGTCGCGCAACGGTTGGGAGAGGAACTGGCCTCAAGCGGTCCGGAGGGGTATTACGCATTCAAGCCCAATGCGTGGCTAACGTGGGCATTCGACGCTATCGCCTGCCTGCGTCAGCGTGCAGAGCAGGCCGAGAAGGACTACACCGAGGTTCGCGGTGCTCTCACTGATGCCATCCAGCGTGCGGAGCAGGCCGAACGGGAGCGGGACGAAGCTGTGAAGATGAATACGTGGTACGAGAAACGCTGCGCTTGGTATCAGGACGAACAGGGCAACGCCGAGGCGCGGGTGACGGCGCTGGAGCAGGAGTAACGGGATGACCCTGACGACCCATTGGCGACTGCGCCTGATCACCCGCGCGCGGCAGTTCAAGTACTGGCTCCGTGGGCAACGGTGCCGGTCGCTGGGGCACGAGTATCAAGTCATCCAACCCGTGGGGACCGGCCTGCGCTGTAGCCGCTGTGGGCGCGTCACGAACGGCTGGACGACCCGCACCATCACGGCGCCGCCGGTGTCGATGGCCGAGGTGCGGCAGCGGGCCAAGCGGGCGGTGACGGCGTTCCGGTCGCATCAGGACGGAGGCATGTCGTGACGAATGCGGTGCAGCAACTCGACGCGCGGCCAGAGACGGCCACGGCGCATACGATTGAATCGGCGCTCATCGGCGGCGACCTCTCGAAACTCTCCGTCAGTCAACGGCTGGCGTACTACAACCAGGTGTGTCAGTCACTCGGGCTGAATCCTCTCACGAAGCCCTTTGCCTATATTCCACTCAACGGCAAGTTGACGCTCTACGCGCTCCGCGATTGCACGGACCAACTCCGCAAGATTCACAACGTCAGTGTCACGATTGTCGAGCGCGGCAAGTTCGAGGAGTCGGTCTATGTCGTGCGGGCGCATGCCGTGCTCACGACGGGTCGCACCGATGAAGCCTTGGGTGCGGTGCAGATTGCCGGGTTGAAAGGCGAGCCACTCGCCAATTCGTTGATGCGTGCGGAGACGAAAGCCAAGCGGCGGGTCACGCTCTCGATTTGCGGGTTGGGCTGGTTGGATGAGACCGAAGCCGAGACCTTACAGCACGAGCCGCGCGGGGTTCCGCTGGCGTCGGTGCGCGCCGAGACCGTGGATACCGCGACGGGTGAAATCGTGGAGGCCGAACCCGCGAAGCCCGAACCGCCGAAACCCGGGGGGTGGGACGATTGGTTTGACGACCTGACCGCGACGGCCGACGAGGGGATCAAAAAGCTCGAACTGACGTGGAAAAAGTCCAGCGTGGAGTATCGGCGCTATCTGACGACGCAGATGCCCGACCGCTGGGATGACCTCAAGAAGCACGCCGCGCAAGTGCCGGTATGAACTTCACCATCGTGGACGTAGAGCAGGGAAGCTCGGCATGGCATCAGGTGCGCGCGGGGCGTCTCACGGCCTCTCGTGCCGCCGATGTCGTGGCGACGTTGAAATCCGCGGCAGAACCCGCGGCCCGTCGTGATTACAGAATGCAACTTGTCGTTGAGCGGTTGACTTCGATGGCCCAGGACAACGGGTTCCAATCCCTCGACATGAAACGCGGGACGGAACTTGAGCCCTTGGCGCGGGCCGCCTACGAAGCCCAGACCGGCACGATGGTCACGCAAGTCGGATTCTGTGCGCATACCGAGGTGATGGCCGGGGCGAGTCCTGACGGCGTGATTGATGACTTCGAGGGGCTGCTGGAATGCAAGGCGCCGCGGTCGGCCACGCATCTGCGCTATCTGCGAGACGGGCGCGTGCCGGCGGAATACGTGCCGCAGCTCACGGCGCAACTCTGGATCACGGGCGCCCAGTGGGTGGATTTCGTGAGCTACGACCCGTTGATGCCGGAGCCGTTACAGGTGTTTATGGTGCGCCACGCGCGGGACGATGACGCGATTGCGGCGTACGAGAAAAAGGCGCTCGCGTTCTTGGCTGAGGTTGACGCAGAAGTGGATGCCGTGCGGACGCTCATGGATTTGCCCGGGACGCTGGCGGTGGCCGTGGGCTGATGGATAAACCCATCATCACGACTGGTGTCGTCCGTGATGGAAAACTCAAACTACGACACGCAGAACGGGTCAGCCGGGAACTGAAACACTGGACTCGCGATGCGGAAGTCACGGTCACGATTGCGAGAAAACGGGCCACGCGCAGTTTGGCGCAGAACGCGCTGTACTGGTCGGTATATGTCGAGGTGCTGTCGGAACACACGGGTTATTCGCCTGATGAAATTCACACGATTCTGAAAGCGAAGTTTCTGCCGAAGGCGTTGGCGCTGTGTAACGGCGATGGCGAGGTTCGCGACGAATTTGTGATTGGGTCTACGACGACGACGCTGAACAAAAACGAGTTTTCGGAATTTCTGAGAAATATCCAGCAGTGGGCGGCGGAAGAACTTGGCGTGGTGATTCCCGATCCGGTGGACGATGACGGCGATCCCAAAACCCGAACCGCGTATCGTGCAAAAGCTGAGGCGACGGGCGGCCACGGCTGACCACATCAAGCGCGTTCGCACGGCTGTCTGGAAGCGTGAGCGTGGGATGTGTCGGATCTGTCGGGTACGGCCAGCGAAGCACTTGCATCATTTGAAATTTCGGTCACAGGGGGGCGCACACTCGACGGCGAATACGTTGGCGGTTTGTGCGATAGACCATCAGTTGCTCCACGCGCATCTCACACAGGTGCATGGGGCCAATGCCGACGGTGAATTGCGTTTCTCTGGGCGACCCCGATGATTGACCAGTTAGCCGAGGCAAGACCGTGCGAAGACTGCGCGACGATGTTTCGTCCCACAAAAGGAAATCTGCGACGTGGTTGGGGGCGCTTTTGTTCCCATGCCTGTTACTACCGTTGGCGGAAGCAGGACACCGCCGCCCGTCATGCGCGGGAGGGAACACCGAAAGCTTCCGTGCGCACACTGAAACCTGGAGACCCTATTCCGACTGGTACACCGCGACGGTATCGCAGTCAGCACGGATACATGGTTCTGCGGTGGAAGATTGGCAAGTATCAGTACGTGGAAGCGTATGAACATCGCGTAAAGCTCAATCTCCCTGAAGCCAGCGTGCATCATCGGAACGAAGTCAAAGACGACAACAGTGCGGAGAACCTGATTCCCTTGTCTCCGTCTGAACATGGTCGGCTTCATAATCCGAAACAACTCGACATTCAACTCGTGAGGCAACTCTATGAAGCTGGTGAGACGATGCCAGCACTAGCCGCACGATTTCAGGTCAACAGCGGCACGATTTCACGGGCCATAGCTGAAGCGGGCGGACAAGGCCGGTCGCTCAGTTTAGCGGTGGACCTTGAGGCCGTGCGCCAACTCCGCGCGCAGGGCTTCGGTGCTCTACGCATTGGCCGGCTCTTGAATGTTTCAACCAGTCGTATCAACAAGGCATTTCGGCAAGCGGGTCTGTAGTTTCTATGGCGTGGGTGAAGTTGGACGACCAAATCGGAAGACATGTGAAGTTCCTGCAAGCAGGTCCGGCCGCGGCGTGGCTATGGGTCTTGGCATTAGCCCATAGTCAGAGTCATCTCACGGATGGCTTTATCGCCAATCTAGTACTGCCACTTCTGGGGATTCCGCGAGGGTATAAGGCGTTGGCCTCACGACTCGTGCAGGTGCATTTGTTTGACCATGCCGACGGAGGTTATCGAGTCCATGACTACCTGGACTACAACCCATGCCGCGCGGAAGTGCTCATCAAGCGGGAGGAAGACCAGCGGCGGAAGCGCAGCGGGAACGTGGCTGAATCCGAGGGGATTCCCATTGGACTCCCACCAGATTCCGACGGGATTCCGGTTGGATTCTCATCGGCATCCCGACGTCCCATCCCATCCCATCCCATCCCCTCCGGGGGGAGTACCCCCCTTACCCCCCGAAGTGGCAGTGGGCCGCTGCTGGAGCGGTTTGAGCTGTTTTGGGCCGCATATCCGCGCAAAACGGGCAAACGGGCGGCGTGGGCGGTGTGGCAACGGCTGAAACCCAACGAGGGCTTGACCGCCCAAATGCTCGCGGCGATTGTGATCCAGCGTGCCTCGCGGAGCTGGACGAAGGACGGCGGCGACTACATCCCGCATCCGAAGACGTGGCTTCATCAGGGCCGGTGGGAAGACGGGCCCGAGGCGGATCTGTTGGCGCTGAACCTCACGAAGCACACGCAACAGGCCGCCGCGGTCACCGCGTTGTGGCTCGGACCCGTGGATCCATCAGGGCCGAAGAAGCTCGGGGACTCGTGACGGACGGGGACCGGCCGGCGTTCGCGCAGTGCATCAACCGGCTGGCGAAAGCCTTGCGGACACCCCTCGATGCGGCGGATTTCGAGGTGTATTTTCTGGCGCTCAGCGACCTCAGCCTGTTCGCGGTGGAACGCGGGGCGCTCGAGCTGCAACGGACGCAGGTCAGTAAGACCGGGCAGAGCTTCTTTCCGACGACGGCGCAATGGCATCTGGCGGCGACGACGGCACACGAGGCGCTGATTCGGAATGCCTTGCCGCCGGCGCGGGAGGAGCCGTGGCACATAGAGTGCCCTGAGCGCAATCAAGTGCATCCCGAAGGCTGTGGCGATACCGGCTGGCGCGAACGCATCTGCCGCCCTGGGGCCCGCTGTGGGTGTCGCCTGTACGCGAACCATGCGACGGCGGAACATCCCTACACCGTGCCGTGTCCCTGCCGGGCGACGAATCGGACGTACCGGGCGCGGCACCACCTGCCGCCCGTCAGTGCGGAGTCCCGATGAGCGCCGACGCGAAGGTGTGGCCGGATGATGGTGAGGGATGGTTCTGGAAGGGCATTCATGATGGCCCGTGTCTGCGTGATGGACATAACGACGGTGACGCGCTGAACCACATCCTGGCCGATATCGAAGCGTGTATGCGGCACCCCTTGCGATGGGAAATCCGTCCGTATCCCGATGGGACGTTTGGGTTGGTCGGATTCCGCGCATGACGCGACGATGGCTAGTGCGTGGATTCCGCCGCTGGTTCGCCTGTGCCAGATATGCGGGGTGGAGTTTCGCCTCTGGCCCTACGAACGCGGGGTCGCCAAATTCTGTTCCCTGGCTTGTCGCTATCAAGGCCAGCGGACGCCACGCATCTGGCGGACGTGCCGGTGCTGTGGTCGTCAGTACGGGGCTACTAATGGCGGGCCAATCTTCTGTAGTCGGCCGTGTGCGGTTCAAGGTAAACGCCGCCGGCAACCGAAAAAACCACTACATCAGCGCTGTTTCGCATTTGTGCGCGAACCGCCGCATTATTCAGGACCGGACAGTCCCTCGTGGCACGGTGGCATGTCCACATGGATCTGTCGGCGCTGCGGGGTCTCGTTCACGCGGTACGCCCGCGCGCACAGCCAGCCGCGGGTCTTCTGTTCGGTCACCTGTGCTCGTTTGACGGGCTGGAGCGACGCGACGGACATGCGGGCCCGGTATGCGTTTGAGTACGAGGCGATTGAACGGCTGCAAGCGCAGGGGTATCACTGCGTGCGCAGTGCCGGCAGTCGGGGAACCATTGATGTCCTAGCGATGTCGCCGGACTGCATCAAGATGATTCAGGTGAAAAGTACCAAGCGGCCGTATGCGCCGCAGACGGTACGCTGGCTTATGGATGCGGTGGAAGAACTCCAGACGTTGCCGCGGTGCCCGTCTACGGAGCCGTGGTTATGGCTGAAGGTGTTGCACGGGCCCTGGCTGGAGTGGTCTGTGAGAGATTGGCCGGTTGTGCGGAGTGAATTGCGTGACCAGATTCGGCGCGAAATTCAGGAGGGACTCTCATGAGGTTTCCCGACCGCTGCAAGGCGCCGCTGATTGAGATTCTGCGCTAGGCAGGGCGCGTCCGGGTGCGGGGTCATGGGGTCACCTTCCCAAATAACTGCTGCACATATTCCGCGTCGAGTAGCGACCAGACCAGCACGCCCTGCCCGTTCCACGTTGGTGCTTCTGGCAGAATGGGAATGATGCGTGCCAACACTGTCTCCAGCGCCGTCACCCGCGCCTCGGCGTCGGCCAGTTGCTGCCTGAGTTGGGCAATCATCACGGCGCGGAAGTCTGGCGCGTCCTGGTGGTCAGTCATCGCGTTTATCCTTGCGGCATGCGAAATGCTCAGGGCCATGCGGCGGGTGATCACCGTTCCAAAACCAGTCTTGTAGCCTGTGGTCGAGCAGCGCCCCGCAGGTAATACAGAATCGAGGGTCTAACTCGCCACGATGGTTAATGGCTGGCGCCTCCGGGGGCGGGGTCATGGGGTCACCTTCGGCGGATCAGGGAGGGGCATCCAGTGGGTTGGAGTCACGGTGATGGCATGTAGGAGCAGTTTTGACTTTGGACGCCACGCACCATTACGCCACCACACATTAGAGACGCGCCCTTGGTATTCGTGGTACCCGTCTACCCGCCGCCCTGTCGCGCAGTAATCCGCGCAATAAAACGCGACGTCATCGTGTTCGCCCACACACCACAAATCGATAACGCTGTGGTGTCGTTTCGGTGCCGACTCTATCGGTTGCCAGATATTAGCCACGGCTTCGATATTCGCTATCGTGGGTGAGTCGAACGCTCGCCGGATCGCCTGCTTTAACGGGGAATCCGCAAAAGGGGCAATGAGGCTCGAATCGGTGGATGAGTCCCCTCCAATCGCAAAACCGACAGACAAAGCCGATAAAGAGTCGTTCCATTTGTTCTGTCCTTCCAACTCCTCCACCCGCGTGGCGAGGGCGTCGAGTCTGTCTGCCGCTAGCAGGACATCCTTCTTGCTGATGAGCACGAGAAGGTCTCCGTGCATCACGGCTGCGGCTTCCGTGCGTAGTTCCTGTACCAGATTGCGATCCTCTGGGGTCATGGGGTCACCTCGGACTGCTTGAGTAAAACGAGAATCAGCCTGCACTAAGGCGGTATCGTCTGATGTCATGGTGAAAATTCGCGTGCGCGCCACCCGGCGCGGTGCTACACTCCGCCGCATCATGCCCCGACGTGCCCACCCCGATAACAGCCTGCCCGACCCGCCGACACCGACCCAGCTCCCCGCGGAGCCTGACGTCCCAGAGGATGACGGGTGGTCGTCTCCGCGAAGCCATTCGGGTGCTCATCGCCCGGCTGGGCCCGTTGCGCGCCTTCTTCGTCTTCGTCAGCCCGAACGTCGGTCCCTCGACGGTGTCGGGATCGAGCTGGCCGCCGAGACGCTCGCGCTGCTCAAGGCGCACAAGCGCCATAATTCAAATCGACGCGGAAGGCCCAGGCGCGGCTCGAACGCACTCTTGACCCCCGCCGACGACGACTAACTCAACCGATTCGCCTAGCGGTACCACCAGACGATTCCGACCAGCCACACCACGGCGACTGAGATGAGGAGACCGTCATGGGTGGGTTGGAGGCGTTCCAGCACGTACGCCAAGCCATAGAACAGCAGGGCGAGCGCCAGCCCGTACAGGGCAAGTATCAGCATCTATTCGTTCCTTCCACATTCAACCGATTTCGCTGGCGCGTGATTCCGGCTCCCGCTCCGCCGGGGTGTACTTCTTCCGGCTCTGCTGGACGTAGGCCGTCAGCAACCGCAAGACCATCTCGCGCATGCTGATTCCGTCGAGGGCCGCTTGGCTCTTGACCGCGCGGAACAGCTCGTCTGGAATCTCTTTGACAAACAACATTTTCATAATGAGTTATCTTATCCTATTTCTGCCGTACGCACCACACGAGACTCAAACTCAACCGATTTTCCTGGGGTGACACTCAACCGATTTCAGCCGCCGGATCTCCCTAGGTGGGCGGAGTTGGCCGGAGGCGCGAACATGGGTGTAGGACTCGTGCCGCGGGCCTACACTAGTTTTCAGCCGTCTCTCCTCGGACGTTAGGATCTCCGCTGGTGGCGGGCTTTGAGCCAGTCCAGCCCGGCTCGTGTACCATCCCGCAGCAGCCACAACAGGACATCCAACACCAACAGGCTTGCCGCGATGCTGAGACCCCAACCAATAAGCCAGATCAGGGTGGTCATGGCGCCAGCTCGCAGTGGTCAGCCCAATCAGCCAGCGCGGATTGCAGAGCGGCGACTGGGCCCGCTTTTGATAGATAGCGTTCGTGTTGCTGGCTTCGGCCGATGAGCCAGATCTCAGGCACGGCATGCACGGTGGCGCCGATTTGAAACGGTCGGGGTCGGTTGCGCGGATCTCGGCTGACCCAGGCGCACTGGGGGCAATTCGGAATCATGGTTTGGATCTCCGCTGGTGATGGGATGCGAGATAGCATCAGACCGCCCACAGGGGCCCGCAAGGGGCCCAGTGTGGGCAAGTGCTGCTGTCTCGCCTTACCACGTCCTGACAATCTCCCTACGGCGTTTCCACAGCAGCGCGGCGCATGCCTCACGAATGTCTGGTTCGTCATACAGTCGGTCTGAGGGACGGAACCGCATGCGCGCGCATTGGCTCAGCTTCCGGTAACCCTTGCTCCATTGGCCGGAGTGATAGCGGCTCGCAACATAGTGGTAGGCGGCCACGATAGCGAAGCGGTCCATTAGCTCACCTGCCGTTCTGCGGGTTGGGTTGCGATCCGTTCCCGCTTCTTGACTGCGCGAAATGCCGTGTTCGATTCGTGGTCGCGATAGCAGCGAAGTTGAACGCGCGCGTCTTTCCATGTCTCCTCTGCTGTGACTGCTTCCCAGCCGTGGCAGTAGAGTCCTTGAATTTCCCAATAGTCTTTGGTCTTTCGGATGTAGGCCATTGCTCGTGTCTTTCGTGTGATGGGGTGCAAAATGGCACCAGACCGCCCGCGAACCTTGAACGGCTCGTGGGCAAGTGCTGCCGTTTTACTCGTCGGTCTCAGTGTCTTCGGTGCGTTGACGAAGGAACGTCAGTACCTGGTCGAACACTTCCTGTTTTTCAAACACTTGTCCCATCATCAGATTCTTGATGGTGTCGTCCGTCTGACCGTATTCCTTGACCGCTTCATCGACATACCACGCACGGTCGTTATGCGAGCCAAGCCAGTCGGTTAGTTCTGAGGTATAGATATCTGCTTCGAGACTGTTGCGAGCATCATCTAAACTGTCGTCACTGCCGTCTGATTCCGCCATTAGATCCAGTACTTCGGCGATGCACTCATACCGGAAATCATCCGGCAGCATGCGCGCGTGGTCGTGGGCTTCCCGGCACAGGTCTTTGACCCATTCCGGGGCATCATCTTTGGTCGTCATGATGGTGCGGGGTTTGTTCCCCTCGCGGTGGACGGTCTTTCGTGCGAGCCATCCGCGGGCTTCGGTGGCGATGGTCGGCAGTGTGTGTGCTACGGTGTTCATGTCGTTCTTTACCTTTCGTGCTTGTGATGGGGTGCGAGGGTGGAATGAGATGGGCCCGTAGCAGACTCGCTCTCTGGTATGGGCCCGTGATTACTTGGTGATGCCGATTTCGCCATGAACCGGATACACGGTGATGGCGAGTACTTCATTAGCCGCAGGTTGCAAAATGGCCCGTTTCTCCGCGTCCTGTAGGCTCGTGATGCCTTGAATGCTGGTCCCTAGGAAAAAGGTGGGGAGTTGCCGGGTGAATGTCCAGCCCTGTGCATCGGTGAGCGTCCGAGTTGCTTGGATGCCGTAATAGGTGGGCCAGTCGCCAATTTGAAACGGTGTTTGCTTCGTCATTGCGGTCTCCTGTTCGGTTGGCGTCATTGCCATCCCGACTAAAGACAAGATTATGCTAGCAAGTTAGCAATGTCAAGCCCTATCTGGACTTCCCTGAAAATAAATCCGTTTCCGCTTGATTGGGCCTAATTCGGGGCGTATCGTCGTCGCGTGTCCGTCTCATCAGAGCCGGAGCTGGCGGCCCCAAGCGCCATTCCGCCTCCGCGCTCTAAATTTCACAATCCTCTGACGGCCGCCGAGTTAGAACAAATTGCTGAGCTGCGTCTCAATGGCTGGTCCGCCCCACGCATAGCCCGACGCCTCAAGCGTGACCATTCCACTATCTACGCCGCGCTCCAACGTCCACACGCCAGAGAACTCCTCGAACAAGCACTAGTACCAGCCGCCAAGTCCTGGATTGCCACGCTTAAGACAGCACCGAAAAGAAGTAATCACCTTCCCGCGAAGGATCTGCTGTTACATTTGGGCGTCATTAAGCCGATTTTGGCCGAAAATACGCCACAAATTGCAATTTCTGTCGGTCTGGTCTTGAATACCGCCGACGTGTCTCATAACGCGACACTCGACGCCAAGACCGAAAAACCCTAATAAATACGGGCTGTTTTTGGGAGTCCGACTAGTTAACGGAATGCACCTTATCGGACGCACACACACAGCGAAAGTGGCCGATTCATTGGGGTTTCTCTCTACCTTTCGCCTCGGCTGAATCGTCAGTTAGAGGGATTTGCAAGCCGGTAAGTAGTCCTGCGAACAAGCGAAGGTGGCAAGGCAAGGGTGGAACCAGTGGTTATCCATAGGGTACGCAAGTGGTCTTTTCATTAAGGAATATGCGTATTCGTTGTGAGAGGACGCGAGCCAGCGCCAGCGGCATAGGCGCGCCTTTCACGTCGAGCCAAAAACCCAACAAAAACGAAAATCCGGCGCACAACCCAACCGGGGGCCCCACCCCCCCCGCCATGGCCACGGTGGTCGAATCAGGTATTTCGGGCTGTGCGTTTTTTGAGGTTACTCACACGGTGGCGAGAGCAGCTTTTTCCTAATATTTTTGCGAATTTTGACGAATCGAAACGTGTCAGTTTTCGGCCTCGCGATGAGCGAATTTCCTAAGGTTTTTGAAAGTGATGTTGTGAAGCGGCGGGACGAGGACGACAAGCTGGACGATATGCCGTTGGCGGGGGCGGTGCTGGCGGTGTTCGGGGGGATCTGTCTGTGGGGCGTGGTGACCTGGGTGGTGTGGCGGTGGGGGCAGTAGATGGCTGAGTTGAAGCGGGTCACGCCGCCGAACGACGACACCGACGACGAAACATTTGAGCTGGTCAGTCGCGAAGTCTCGGAACGGCTGTGTGGGCCTGGGCCTCGTGCGCTGTCGTCGCTCCATCAGGCGATTCTCGGCACGGCGGAGACGGGCGAGCGCGTGTTGGTCCGGATTCGCGAGGCGCGCATGAAGCTCCTCCGCAGTTCTGTCCGCGAACTGGCGAAACGGCACGGACTCGAGGGGCACTGTCGCCGCACGATGGACGGCACGAGCCTGATTGTTTGGCTGGAGCGTCCTGCGGCTGAGACGCCGGCAGTTCCGACGCCCGAGGCATCCTAAATGGGCGGGATGGGGTCGGGGACACGGAAGCGGGGAACGTTACCGGGGGGCGGGACGTGGACGAGCACGCCGCCGAGTGGGCCGCCGAGTGGGACGGTGCCGTGTCACGGGGTCGCGGTCAAAGACAAGGCGGGCGTCGAGCAGATTTTGTATCAGCCCACGGCCAAGCAGCTCCAATTTCATTTGTGCCCGGCGCGCAACATTCTCTACGGCGGCGCGGTATCGGGCGGGAAAGCGGTTCGGCTGAGCACGCCGATACCGACGCCCACGGGCTATCGGACGATGGGCGAGTTGGCCGTGGGCGATACCGTCTTCGATGAACGGGGCCAACCCTGCACGGTGACCTGGAAGTCGGATCCGCATGTGGACCCATCGGGCACCTACCGGGTGACCTTTGATGACGAGTCCGTCATTGTGGCGGGTGGTGCGCACGAGTGGCACACCTGGACGTATGTCGAACGCGAGGCCCGGCGGAAACGCAGTGCGGAGGCCCGCGCGGAGCGCCGGACGTCTCGCGCGTCCCGCAGCTTGGGGAAACGGCCGGATGTGGCCGCACGGAATCGAGCCACGGCGGTCGGGTATGCCGCGGCGCCGGTGACGGGCACGATTCGGACAACGGCGGAGATTGCCGACACGGTGTACATCACGCGCCCGGGGACGCACCATCGGACCACGAATCACGCGATTCCGCTGGCCGGCGCGTGGCAGTGTCCCGAGGCGGTGTTACCGCTCGACCCCTATTGCTTGGGCGTGTGGTTAGGCGATGGGAGCGCCGGGGCCCGGCATATTACGACCGACGACCCGGAAGTGCTGGCCCCGTTTGAACGGGCGGGCTTCACCTGTGTGTTTCTCGGCCGCTACCGCTGGTCGATTCATGGGTTGACCCAACCCCTTCAGGCGGCGGGCGTCTGGAAAGACAAGCATGTGCCGACGGCCTATCTCTGGGCGTCGGCGGACCAACGATTGGCGCTCCTGCAAGGGTTGATGGATAGCGATGGCTGGTGTGACCCAGACGGGGGCTGTTCCTTTGGGAGTATGAATCGGGGCCTCGCCGAGGCCGTGCGCCACCTCGCGACGAGTCTCGGGTTGAAGCCGCATACGACTGCGCGACGGGCCCGTCTGAACGGCCGGGACTATGGCGTGTTCTATCTGGTGTCGTGGACAGGACGGGTGCCGGTGTTTCGGCTCACCCGGAAAGCGGCCCGACTCCCCACGCACGCCACGCCGCGGCCCCAGCAGCGGTACATCACGGTGTGCGAGCGGATTTCCGATGAACCGCTCCAGTGCATCGAAGTCGATAGCCCCTCGCATGAGTACCTGGTGGGTGACGCGGGGATTCCCACCCATAACTCGCATGGACTCCGCTGGGATGCGCACATGGCGTGTCTGTCGGTGCCGGGGATTCGCGTCCTCATTCTTCGCCGCACGTTTCCCGAACTGCAAGACACGCATTTGGACCGGGTGGGCGTGGAAGCGTCGAAAATGGGCGCGGAGTACCTCAAGAGCGAGTATCGCGTCCGGTTTCCCAATGGGTCCGTGGAGCAGTACGGGCATTGTGGGGACGACACGGCGGTCTCGCGCTACCTCTCCACCGAGTACGAGCGGATTTACTTTGATGAACTCGTCACGTTTACCTTTCGGCAGTTTGTGATGATTGGCTCTCGAGCGCGGAGCACGAAGCCCGGCTATATCCCCCGCGTCTTGGCGGCCACGAATCCGGGTGGCCCCCATGCCTCATGGGTCCGCGAGTGGTTCATCAATAAAAGCGTGGATGTGCGGGAGTATCCGACGTATCGGCCCGAGGATTACGCCTACATTCCGGCGACTCTCGATGACAACCCGTACATTGATGCGGCGGTCTACGAGCATCGGTTGCAGATGCTCCCGCCGGCGTTACGGGAGGCGTATCGGTATGGCTCCTGGGACATTTTCGAGGGGCAGTACTTTAAGGAGTGGAAGGCCCGGGACCATGTACGGACGCTCGAGGAGATTCCCCGGGAGGCGACCCGGTTCCGGGCGCTGGACTGGGGGTATCTGCGGCCGGGCGTCTGCTTGTGGTTTGTGATGCTGCCCGATGGCCACCTCTACATAGAGGAGGAGTACGTCTTCAGCGAGACCATTGCGTCGGAGGTGGCGCGGGAGATACGGCGCCGGAGCGCGGGGCTAAAGCTGGGCTATACGGTAGCCGACCCGGCGATGTGGATTCGGGAAGGCAGTTCCGGGGAAAGCATTGCCGAGACGTTCGCGCGGAGCGGCGTCCCGTTGCTCAAGGCGGATAACGCCCGGGTGGTCGGGTGGCAGCGATTGCGGCATTGGCTGGCGCCGGCCCCGGATGGGACGCCCTGGCTGACGGTCTCGCCGCGTTGCGCCTATCTCATTCGGACGTTGCCCTCCTTATTAATGGACGCGCATAATCCCGAAGATTGCGATTCCGATTCCGAGGATCACGCGGCGGATGCCTGTCGCTACGGGGTGCAGTCGAGGCCGCATCCGGCGGGCGCGGCGAGCCGACCCAAGGTGAAACCCGGGACGGCGGGGGCGCTGCTCGAGGCGCTGCGCCGGCCGGGCAAGCCGAAGGTCGGGTCCACGAATGCGCGACGGGCGGTGGCCTGATGGGGCCGTTCCGTTACGGGCGCTGGGTCATCACGTTTCGGAACGTGCCGCCGGCCAATCGCTTGTCTTGGCCGCGGTGGTGGATTGCGATGACGCCCGAGGCGTCCCACCTCTGGGCTAGTTCCACGTTTGGCTCCTGCCGGCGGTATGCCGAACTGGAACCGCTGGATGACGCCCTCGCGCCCGGCTGGCCGACCTTGCCGTGGACGGAGGCGCAGGCCCGGGCGGTGACGCTCGCGGCGCTGACGGCGTTGATTGAGGCGTTGCAATCCGAGTCGATTACGGCGAATAGCGACGAGCCCCCACAACTTGAGGCGTGGGTGGATGAAGTCACCGAAGGAACCTAATGGCTGTAGATATTCTCCCGTTGTCGTCCAGCGACCTCGCGCGGTGGCGGACCCGCATGGACCGCGCCCAGCGCGAATCGGATACCTACAAGAAAAGCTGGGAAAACAATCTGGACGCGTATCGCATGAAGGGGCTGCCGATTGCGCCCTTGGCCGATACCGCGCAGGTGCCCAAGGATTTCGCGAACGTCAATCAGAAGATTGCGCAGTTGTTCTTCGAGACGCCGGAGGTGCATATCACCCCCGATGCGCAACTCCTGGCCGGCAAGGAAGACGCCGCGCTGATGTTCCAGTCCGTGCTCAACAAGAAGCTGGGGCCGAAGGGCGCCGATGTCAAACGCACGTTCGAGAAGATGCTGTTTGATGTCCTGTGCCCGGCGGGCATGGGCTGCTCCAAGATTGGGTACACGAACGTGGTGGCGGGGATGATTCCCGCGCCGATGGGCCCGCCGGCCCCCGTGATGGACCCGATGACGGGGCAGCCGCAGGTGGACCCGCGGACGGGCCAGCCCGTGATGCAGCCGACGATGGTCGAGGTGCCCAACATCAAACGCGAAGAATGGTTCTGGACCCGCTTTTCCCCCTTGAAGCTGCTCGTGCCCCACGATTTTCGCGACAACGATTTCGACAAGGCGCCGTGGCTGGGGATGAAGGGCACCAAACCGCTCCGCGTGGCGAAGCGCGATTGGAACCTGCCCCCCGATTTCAAGAGCACGGTGGACATTGACAAGCATGTGCTCAACCCTGACCCCGAATCGCGTGGCGATGCGACGGAGGATCTGGTGGAGTACGTGGAGATTTGGTATCAGACCGCACTCTACGACGACGAGGTGCTGGATCCGCTCCGGTATCGGGTGCTCGTCCTGGTGGACGGGCTCGATGACGGGCCAGTGGAGCATCGCGATTCCCCGTATCAGAAGCTTGAGGAGGACGGCTTCGTGAATGAACGGGTCAGCATGATTGGCAATCCGATTCATATCCTCCAGATTCGGGATCTGGCGGATAGTGCCTATCAACCCTCCGACTGCCAGATCACGCGCACGCTCGTGCAGGAAGTAAACACGTTTCGGACGCAGCTCCTCCGGGTGCGCGATGCGAACCGGCCGCTGCGGATCTACGACGACCAGATGGACCCGGCCACGGTGGAGAAGATGGCGAACGGGGAGACGGGGAGTTACATCCCGGTCGCGAACTACGACCCCGCCCGGCCGCCCGTGATGGAAGTGACCAAGGCGACTCCGCTGCGCGAGAACTACACAAGCCAGCAGATTATCGAAGGGGACATCAACGAAGCGTGGGCGATGGGGCCGAGTCAACGGGGGATGCCGGAACAGAGCGATGCGACGGCGACCGAGATTCAGACGCGGACCAATAGCGCCTCGGTGCGGCTGGAGAAGGAACGCGCCGCGGTCATTGCCTGTTTCACGAAAGGCGTCGAGTCGAAGTTTGCGCCGCTCCTCGTCCAGTTCTTTGACCCCACCGATGCGGTGGAGCTGTTGGGGCAGGACGGCACGCAACGCTGGATGCAGTGGGACAAGGATGCGATTTCCGTGCGGTGGGGCGTGACGGCGAAGCCCGATTCCGGCGTCTACCTCGATGCGGATACGGAGCGCCGGGTCGCAATGAACGGCTACAACTTCCTGCGGAAAGACCCGCGCGTGGAACCGGACGCGCTGTTGACCTGGACGATGCGGAAGATGGGGATGAACCCGCAGCAGATGTTGGCGCCGCCGGCGCCGCCCCCAGGCCCGCCGCCGCCCAATGTGAATGTGCGCGTGCTGATGGAGGATCTGATTGGCCCAGCGGCGCCCATCGCCCTCAAGATCCTGCAAAGCGCCGGATACGAACTCACGGATCAGGATTTGGCCGTCGTGCAGCAGTCGGCTGCCGCGCTCATGGCCCAGCAGGGGATTCTCTACCCGCCGCGTCCGCCCACGGCGCCGCCCCCAGGGCAACCGGGGCAGCCCCAGGCGCACGGCGGGATGTCCGACCAGACCGACCTCTTGAATAAACATGCGGCGGAGGAAACCGGGGGGATGCCCGGGATGCCGGCGCAAGGACAGATGGTGCAGTGATGGAACGTCGAACCTTTCTGAGCGTGTTGGCCGCCGTGCCTATCGCGGCCTTAGCGGTGCAGAGGCGTATGGATGTGTTCGATGCGCCCGAGTTTGAGTGGAAATCTGACGGTGCCTGCTATTTTGCCGGGGCGGACGGGATTTATCTATTGGATGGTGAGGGATGTCGCAAAGTGTGACGTGCGAAAAATGCGGTCAAACGGTTGAAGTGGGCGATTGGCCCTACTGTCCCCACGCTCGTGGGTCCGCCACGGTCATCGGGGATGACATCCCGGGAGGGATGCTGATAACTAACCTTGGGCATGAGCCGGTGATGGTCTATTCTAAGTCGCAGATTTTGGCCGAAGCGTCCGCCCGCGGCCTGAAACCCTTTGTCCGTCATACGCCCGTGCCGGGGACGGACAAGAGCCCTCACACGACACGCTGGATCTGACGATGAGACCTATCCTCTGTGACGCCTGCGGACGGTACACGGTAGGGGCGCTCATCTGTACCAAGTGTGGCGCGTGGATGCCCTTCCCACAAGAGCCAGTCAAACAAGTCACCTACGACATTGAGTGGGCCCACCGTCGTCTCCTTGATGCCGAACGGGACTCGAAGCCATGAGCTTGACCGAATTTCCCCCGCTCATCGGCCCCGATGGAGCCCTCCTCCTGAAGCCGACGCAGGTCTTGTCGCAGGAGGATGCCCATGTCTTGCGGGCCACAGAGCGGTTGCTGCGACGGCTCCGCCTCCGGTTCGCCATTCATTGCGACCGCTGCTATGAGCAGTGGAACTTTGCCGATGGGTGCAAGGGCGCCGACGAATCGAACGAGCGGACGTACGTGCTGGAGTGCCGGTGTACGCGGCGAGTGGCGCAGGGATGAAGGATTGTCCGCATACGGACCCGCGGACGCTCCCCAGTGGGCGCGTCATCTGTGCGAGTTGTGGCGCGATTTTAGTCCCGATGCCCGAACAGAGGATTCGACCATGAGATAGCACGAGACTGACGGTTTCCTAGCCTGCCGCTGATCCCGGCAGGCGAAAGGTTCGCAGACCCGCGGACGGGAAACTGACAAGGGTCGCAGAAGTGTGAAGGTCATCTGCTCTAGGCGTGGGATACGCGCCGGACAGATGGCCTTTTTTCTTTGTGCGCCCCCCTTTTCGCGGACGGGCCGCGACACCAACCCGGAGTGACCATGACTGACGACCTGACGGATACCACGAGTGGCGACATCGGTTCAACGACATCCTTTGAAGATGCGTTGAATGCGGCGGCCCCGCCAGCCCCGCCCTCCTCTGACACGGCTCCCGCGGCGGCGGCGACACAGCCGGCCGATGTCCAGACGAGTGTTCCCAGTACCGAGCCGGGGCATCTGCCCTTCCCTCGACATAAGGAAATTCTGGAACACGCGCGCACCGAGGCGCGCGAGGCCGCGATCCGTGAACAGCAAGAGGCATTCCGCCAGCAATACGGCTGGGTGCCTCATGCCGACGCGGATCCGCTGAACTGGCTGCAACAGCAATTCGTCCCGCATCTGCTGAAGCATCCCCAGTACGCCCAGCAATACCGGACGTTCCTCGCGCAACAACTCGCCGGCTTGCGGCAATCCGCGCAGGCTGAGCAGGAACCGCAACCCGACCTCCAGGCGGAGAACGGGGCGCTCGTCTATTCGGCCCAGCAGCAACGCGCGTGGGCCGAGTGGAATACCCGGCAGATCAAAGCCGAGTATGCGCGCGACATTGCGGACCTCAAGGCCGACAAGCAGGCCCGGGAGCAGTACGCCCAGCAACAGCAGGTGTACGCCCGGGTCGAGCAGGAAGCCTCTCGCATCCTCGGACGCCTCCAGACCTATCCCGGTTTCACGGAACACGAAGCCGAAATCACCGCGTTGTACGCCAGTGATCCGTCGTTGACGCCGGAGCAGGCGTACATCGAGGTGGTGATGCCGAAGTTTGCGCAGACCAGCGCCGGCCGAGTCCTGACCCAACTCACGGACAAAGCTCACGCGGGGACGGCGAATCCCAGCCGCGCGGGCAGCAGCACGCCGGGCGATTACAAAAAGATGGACCTCCCGGCGGTGTTCGCCGCATTAGCGCCACAACATGGGTTGTAGGCGCGGAGTCTGACCTATGGCTGATCCGAATCTCGGACAACTCGCCGCCTCCGTGTATGAGGCGCATTTCGGCACGAAGCCGGAAGACAACATCTTCAACAGTGAATGGCTCATCAACCGGCTCTCCAAGAACGCGAAGGAAGAAACGGACGGCGGCCGACTGATTGAAGACACGCTGGAGTATGCGGAGAACACGACGTTCCGCAGCTACGGCGAACTGGAAGAACTGGATACGACCCGCATCGACGTGTTCGACGCGGCGCAGTATCACTGGAAGATCATCGCCGGCACCGTCGTCTATTCCGACCTGGAGAAATTGCGGGCGGCGGCGGCCAACCGGAAGTTCGACGTGATTGCGGCCAAATTGGAGAACGGGAAGAACTCCCACATGGCCGTCATCAACCGGCAGGCGCACAGCGACGGCACGGGGAACAGCGGCAAGAACATTGGGGGCACGACGCTCCTGATTTCGAGCACGCCAACCACGGGCACGGTGGGCACCATCAGCCGCTCCGCGTTTTCCTTCTGGCGCAACCGGCAAGTCGTCGGGACCAAGAGCGCCAGCAACTTCGACAACCTCCGCTCCGCGATGACCACGCTCTACAACCAGTGCAGCAGCGGCGCGTTTGCGGAGCATCCCACCTTCGGGTGGAGCAATCAGACCGTCTTCGAGGGGTACGAGGGACTCATGGCCCCGCTGGAGCGGTTCAGCAGCGACGACAAGAGCAAGAGCGCGGACCTGGGCTTCGAGAACTCCATCATTCAGTTCAAGGGCATGAAGCTCGCGTTTGATGAGGATGCCCCGGCCGGCGAGCTGCGGATGGCGAACAACAAGAACCTCAAGCTCCGGTATCTCAAGGGTGGCTGGAACAAGATGTATCCCGGCGTGGATCCGGCGAACCAGTTGTCCAACATCCACAAGCTCGCGTCATTCTGCAACCTGTCCACCAACAACTCCCGGCGCCTCGGCGTCGTGACTGCGATCACGTAGGAGACACCAACATGCCGCATCTTTCAGGCGCCGGCGCCGCGATTGGGCACACGGTGCTCTCCTCACGGACGAGTGCCGAACATGCCCTGGGGGCCAAGTACGAAACCAAAGACGGTCGGACCTACCGCTACGTCAAAGCAGGTGCCACGCTCGTGGTGGGCAACATGCTGCAGGGGCCGGCGGAGAACACCGACCACGACACGTTGACCGTCGCGGCTGATGCCGCGCAGGGCGCGACACAGGTCACGCTCACGATGGGCGCGACCGGCGTGACGGCGAATGACTACGGCGGCGGGTATCTCCTCGTGGATACCACGCCGGGGCTTGGCTACGCCTATCGCATCAGCAGCCATCCCACGGCGGCCAATGCGGCGCCGTGCGTGATCACGCTCGAACCGGAAGATGGCCTGCAAGTGGCGTTGACCGCGGCGGGCTCGAAATGCACGCTCGTGAGAAATCCGTACAACGGCGTCATTCAGACGCCGATTACGACGCTCACGGGGGCGTGTGTCGGCGCGGCGGTCTATCCGATTCCCAGCGGGGAGTACGGCTGGATTCAATCCGGGGGCGTGACCTCGGTGCTCATCGCCGGGACGCCCGGCGTGGGGCAAGCCGTCGTGGTGCCGGGCACCGTGGCGGGCTGCGTGGTGGTGGATGGCGCGACGGCGCCCACGGATGTCGTGGGTCGGATGCTCGTGACGGGTGTGGCCGGCAAGTGTCTGCCGGTTGCTTTGACCATTGACTGAGTGAACTCCCGGGGGGTCGGGCCTCGGCCCCCCGTTTCTGAAGGAACGTTTGTATGAGCTTCGACCGAATCCGTGAGCGGGAAGCCGAACTTGAGCGCAAGGATCAGGACCGCCGGTTGACCGAAGCCGCGAAGGACGCGATTGCGGCGCAGAATCCGGTGCTCGACACCATCAACAAGATGGTCGAGGTGATGACCGCTGACCGGCAGCAGAGCCAGAACGCGATGCTGCAAGCGCAACTCGACGCCATGAAGGCGCAGTACGAGCTGCAAGCCAAAGGGAATGCGGATGCGGTGCGCCGGTCCCTCCAGCCGAGTAACGACACGCATCCGGCCATCAGCGCCTACAGCTATCCCGAAGGGAACGTCTTGCGTCCGAAGCCCAAGCTGACGCGCGAATCGTATTGGGTCGGGCATCGCATCAGCGAAGACGAACTCAATCCACTAGAGATTGAGTTACTCAATCAGGTGAAGGCGGGCCGCTATCACGGCGGCAAGTGGCTCGTGAAGGAAAACACCGACGATACGGGCACGACACGCCGGGTCGAGGTGTGGTTTCCCACGAAGGATATTGACCATCGGATGGAAGTGCCGCACTCGGCGGATCCCGTGATGACGGGCATGGCGTTGATGCTCCAGGAGATGGTGACGGGGCAAGCCCCGGTCGCGAGTCTCGGCCCGCTCCATGCGCGCATTCAGGAACTCGAAGCGCAACTTGCGGTCAAGCAGGACATGGCGGCGCTCGCTGTCTGAGCCGGTGGAGGGTCGATGACCCTGAGCGAGATTCTTCAGGCGGCGTACGCGAAGTTGAATTACGTCAGTGCGCCGCCCGCGGCGGTCACGACCCGGTTCACGCAATCCCTCAATGCGTGGCATCGGCGCATCCTCGCGCAGCCGGGCATGGGCCTCGTGCGTGATGCGGTCTATACGCTGACCACGGTGGACGGCACGGCGGAGTATGCGCTCCCGCCCACGGTGGGCCGCCTCATCGGCATTACGCAGATCAGTCAAGGCATTCCGCTCGTGGAGCGGAGCCTGGATTGGTTCCGCCGGCATGACCCCCAACAGACGAGCATCGGCGCCCCGTCCTCGGTCTATATCCCTCTCGGCGAACGGCACGTTCAGGCGCAGCCCGCCGACGCCAGCGAACTCTTTGTGGACTCCACGAGCGCCAGCGATACGGGCACGGCGTTCTGCGACGTGACGCGCATCGGCGGCTATCCGCGTAGCCTGAGTGCCGTGATGACCGGCGCGACGGCGGTCAGTCTCGGGGCCGCGGCCGTGGATGCGATTTGGATTAACAAGTTCTATCTCTCGGTGCCGGCGGTCGGGACCGTCACGCTCCACGAAGACATCGAAGGCGGCGTCGAGTTGGCGCGGATTCCCATTGGGCAGACCTATGCGCGGTATCCGTGGATTCGGTTGTGGCCGACGCCGGCCGGCGAAGACTATGCGATTGATTACACGCGCACGCTCGTGGATCTGGTGAACGGCAGCGATGAACCCTTGTGGCCCGCAGACTTTCATTGGCTCCTCGTCGCGGCGATTGAGTACGAGGAATTTGTGAAGACCGATGACAGTCGAGCGCGCACGCGGTTGCAGGAAATCGACGCCGGGCTGCGGGATTTGAAATCGTGGCTGTTCAATCGCCCAGGGACGGTCTACGTGCCGGGGCAGCGCGAGCCGGGCCGGTCCTCGCTCGGCCCGTGGTTTCCGGCGGGCACCTAGATGGGGCGGCAGTCCGAGACGGCGATTGCGATTCTGGATGCGCGCGGGGGACGCAATGGGGGCGACCCGCCGCTGTCCTTGCCGGATACCCAGCTCGCTGAAGCGATGAACGTCGATTTTTGGGAAGGGACGCTCGCGCACAAACGGCTCGGCGCCGAGGCCGTGAGTCTGACGTGCAGTAGTGGGGGCCCGTTCGCCTTGGTGGCGACGTTGCTCTCACATTTGCCCACGGCGGATCTGACGGCGTTGGAACTGTGGGCCTTCGATATCAGCGCCCAAGTCTTTCGGTTGGCGGCGTCTACGTCCTGGGTGGAACTCACGCCTAGCGATGCGATAGAGGCGCCGTATTACGACGTGACGGGGGCGAGCGCGCAGGGCTGGCTCTTTCTTTGTTACAACTCGGCCGTCAATCGCCTGCACGTCTGGGATGGAACGAGTCTCCGGCGCGTCGGCTTGAGCACCCCGGGGGCCGCGCCGACCTTGGCGACTATCGTCGGTTCGGGCCCGACGTTCACGCGCCATTACCGCGTGCGGTGGGCGCATATCGTGGGCGCGGACACGATACGGCGGTCTGAAGCGGGCGCGTCCGCCAGTCATTCCATCGCGGCACAGGTAGGCATCCGGGTCACGCGCCCCACGGCGGCCGGCGACGGGGAAACGCATTGGGAAGTCGAGTATGCGGAGGCGGCGCTCGGGCCGTGGTATCGCGCCGCGCAAGTCGCGATTGGGACGACGACGTATGACGACACCGCGGCGCAGATAGACACGACGAATCTCACCGCCTCGGCGGGTGCGCATACGGCGCCGACCTCGTGGAAGTACATCGTGCATGACCAGGGGCGGCTCTTGGGCGCAGGGGCGTGGGAAACGCCGGGGCGCCACTCGCGGGTCTGGTTCACGGCGCAGCTCGGCTCCTCCGAGATGGGCGACCTCGAGCGCGTGCCGATGACGACGGATTTCCAGAACTGGGTGGATCTGGACGAGCACGATGGCGGGTTCATTACCGGCTTTGGCGGGCCAATGGACGGCGCGGTCTACGTGTTCAAGTACCGCCAGATTTGGAAACTGGTCCGCACGGGCAATGCGACGGCGCCGTATCGGCCCTATCCGCTGACAAAGGCGATTGGGTCCGTGCGGCAGCACGCCATCGTCATGGCGGAGGATGAACGGGGCAACCCGGCCATCTATTTCCTGAGCCATCGCGGGCCGATGCGCCTCGGCGGCGGCGGGCTCGAGTATCTCGGCAACGACGTGGAAGACCTGTGGGAATCGTTCAACCCGGAAGCGACCCAGGTCACGGCGCACGGGTTGTACTACCCGGCGAAGCATCAGATTTGGTGGTGGATTACGCTCCTCGGCCAGAACGCACCCTCAATGAAGCTCGTCTTCGATGTGCGGTTGGGGCGCACGACGGCAGAGGGCGTGGGCATGGGCTGGAGTCAACACGCGGGACGCTCGGCGGCGACCTATACGGGGGTGCTCTTTGCGAACACGCTCGGCGCCACGATGTCCCGGGACTTGAAACCGTATGTCAGCACGCGGGACGCGGTGGCGATTCTGAAGTGCGACACGGGCACCGACGACAACGGCGAGACGTTTCAGGCGTACGTGACGACGGCGGCGCTCCCGATTGGGGGGCTGCTGCGGCAAGGGCAAGTCGGGCAACCCGTGCTCGTCGCGAATGCGGCGAGTGGCGTGTCGATTCAGGCCACGGTGAGTCGGGATTTCGGCGTCGAGACGAAGACGGGGAGTGTCGTGTTGACGCCGGCCGGGAGTGAGTCGCGCGTGCTCCCGCAGTTTGAGGCGTTGGAGTTGGCGGGCGTGACGACGGTGCAATACACGATTGGGGATGCGGCGGCGGTGAATAACGCCTGGACGCTGGATGCCTTCGTGATTCCCTACACCGTGCAGGAGCCCCGATGAAACATCGGGAACAACTCGGGCGCCTGAGTATGCCGCTCGTGGATGAATTTGATGAGATGGAAAGTCTCGTCTCGACGTGGTTGCGGATGGAGCATCACGACGATGGCCGGCATAAAGCCATCAGTGTCGATGCCCTCACTCTCGGCGGCGCGTCGGTCATTGCCCCGTCCGCGATTCTGACGCCGGATGTGGTGACGAGCAATAAGAACAACTATGCGCCGGGGATTGCGGGCAAGCGCGTCGTGCGCAGCGCCACGAATGCGTCCCGCAACTTTACCGGATTGGAAGAAGGCACGGCGGGGCAAGTGCTGGATTGGTGGAACGTGGGCGCGCAGGACGAAGTGTTCATCCATGCGAGTAGTTCCTCAGACGCGCCGAAGCGGTTTCTGTGTCCCGGTAGCGTGGACTTCACGCTCAACGCCAATGACGGCATGACCCTCTGGCGCGACGGAACGAGCAACCGTTGGCGCATTCGCGAACGGTAAAGGACGATGCCCACACTCACGGATAGTCCGATGTATCGCACGTTGGCGCAACGGCTGCTGGGGGGCGGTGGCTTTCAACCGCCCGCGCCAGGGGCTCCGCCGCCCGCGCCCGTGGACGCCCCGTTGCAGCCGCACACGCCGGAGCCGGTCCCCCCCGTGGCGGCGACCCCGCCGCTGCCGCCGGATGGCAACACAGGGATTACGGGGGGGCTCCCGCCGGGGACGGTGCCGGTAGACCCGGCCGCGCCGCCGATGCCGAACCAGGATTTACCCGTGCCCCCGGCGCCGCCCGCGCCGAATCAAGAGGTGCCCGCGGCCCCCACGGTGCCGGAACCGCCGCCGCCTCCACCTCCACCTCCGCCGGTCGTACCGCCCGTGCCCGCGCCCGTCGATGAGGCCGCGCAACGGGCCGCGTTTGAACGGTTGATGCAGGCGTTGATGCAGAGCACGGGACAAGCGCCCGTCACGCCCGGCGTGCCGGCGGCGCTACCTGGGCCTCCGGTGGGTGTCCCCCCACCGCCGCCGGGGGCCGTGGCGCCGCCGAGTGGCCGCTTTGTCCAAGCGGGCCATTCCGGCAGTGCCCCGCCGGGATTCTCGAATACGAAATGGGACGACCCGAATCATCAGACGCCGAAATACATCTGGGGCCGGGCGATGAACGCGGCGCAAGGGGAACTCCAAAAACTGCGCGGCGATGAAGCGGGGTCGAAAGCGTTTCTCCAACAGCTCGCCACGGAACTGAAACCGCAATTCGAGAAGGCCGGCGCGGAAGTGCTCGAGATTTCCGGCGAAGGCATGATCATCGACATGCACGACGGCGGCGGCCCGCATCACGTAGACCTCGCGCAGGACGTGGGCGGCAAGAACGCCACGCAGTGGCACACCCCCGATGACGATGCGAAGAAGCCGGGCCGCGGCGGGATGGGCGGCGGCGGTGTCGGGGCGGGCGCTGGTGGCGGCAATTTCCTGTCCATGCTCGCGCCGGGCCTCATGGCGGGGCAGGGCGGGAACTTCAGTCAAGCTGGACTCCTCGCGCAGCGGGCGCTTGGCGGCGGCTTCGGCGGCTTTGGGGCCGGCGGTGACGGCGCCAAGGGCGCGCAAGAGGGCACGAAGAAACAAGGGATGCGCGAACTGTTGATGCAGCGCATGGGAGGCCGACGTGGCGCTACTCGCTAATTCCGTCCAACCGAAACCGCTCCTCACGGCGCCCAAGCCGCTCGCAGCGCCGCTGGCGACGGCGAAGCCCTTGCCGGCCCCGTTGCCCGGCGCGAAGCCGTTACCCGAACCCGTGAAGGGCAACCTGCCCGTCCAGACGCCCGTAGCCCCGAAGCCGACTGCGCCGCGTCCCCCGAACATCGGGGCGCTGCAATCCGCGTTGGGGCAAGTGGCGCCCGGGTCATCCGCGCACACCGCGCTCACGAAGCAATTGGCGGCGGCGCAAGCGATGCCCGCGGCCCCTGGTACGGCGGCCCCGGGGAACATGCAGCAGATTTTCACGCAGCGGCTCAATGCCCTGATGAACCAGGATCCGAACGCGCTGACGGCGAATGACCCGCGCGTGCGCGACCAGATTGCCGCGGCCGACATGGGACTCACGCGCGCCAGCGAGCAACGGCAAGCGCAGCTCGCGGAACAGATGGCGACCGAAGGCTTAGGCGATTCCGGCGCGCTCCAGGCGGGGACCGAACGCGCGATGCAGGATCAGGGCGAAGCGTCCGCCGTGATGCGCTCGCAAATCATGGCGCAGCAACTCCAAGCGCAACGTGATCAGGTGATGCAGGCGTTGCAGCTCGGCGGCGCCACGCTGGACGCCGAGAAACAACGGGCACTCGCGAAGCAACTCGCCTCGATTGATGCGGCGATTCGTCGGCAGGGGCTCGATGTGCAGTCCAAGCTCGGACAGGGCCAACTCAATCTGGGCTTCTTCAATGCGCTCAATCAGGCGCAGCAGTACAAGCAGGGTCTTTCGCAAGCGAACCAGCATTTCTACGACACCCTCGGCTGGGACATGGGGAAATTCCAGACCATGTACAACCAGGACTTGTACAAGTAAAGGAAGGCGGGTAGCTCTACGGGGTTCTGGTCATCGTTCGGCAAAATCCTCGGGCCCGCGGCGGCGATTGCGGGGGCCCCGTTTACCGGAGGGGCGACCCTCGCGGCCTTACCGGCCATGCTCGGGAATGCCGGCGGCATCATCAACGGGATTACGGGCGGGGCGGCTGGCGCGGGCCAAGCGGCGGGCGGCGCGGCCGAAGGACGGCTCGCGGCCAATCAGCAGCAGATTGAACGCGACCGGACGAGTGCCGGCGTCTACAACACGCAGCAGCAAGCCCTCCTCGACAGCATCCGCGGCGAAAACCAGGGTGCGACTGATGTCGGGCAGTTAGACCTCGGGGCCGACCGCAACATGGCGGACCTCTACGCCACACGGCAACGGGCGCAACTCGATGCGTTGATTGCCGGCGACCAGTCGATGCGGGATCAGGCGCGGATTGACCTAGACCGGAAGCAATTTGCGCTGGACGCGCCGACGACGCTCACGGATCAAGCCGTCCGCGCCGACCGGCTCGGCAATGCGATGCCGCTCACGCTCAGTCATCCGCGGGCGGTGATTCCCGGGATGAGTGGCGGCTATACGCCCTCCGATGAACTCCGCTCGGGCATGAAAGACATGCTCACGGAACGGTTGGCACAGGCGAAGGCCGGGCCGCAGTTTGACCCGTTGACGCAGACCGATTTCAAGGGCGGCCTCCTCGACGCGCCGACGCCGACGTATCAGCGGCCGACCCTCCAGGGCTACGAGAATGCGCTCTTGACCCCGCCTGCGCAGACCCCGCCAGAAGAAGCCGGGTTCTGGGAAGACCTCGGCGGTGGGATGGGCACGGCCGGTGGGATTCTCGGGGGCGTGCTCGGGGGCATCAATGCGATGCGGCGCCCGCCCGTGACGACACCGCCCTACAACCCTGCCCCCGCGGCTGCGTACCCACCGCCGGGCTTTACCGGCTTTCTGCCGCCAACCCGGTTTTGAGGTGAGCGATGGGCCTGTATAACGTCGGGTTTGCGGGGCGCGCGGGTGGCGAGTTTGCTGAGCGCCAGATGGAGCAGATTCTTAAGCAACGCATGTTTGAGGAAGAACAGGCGCGCATGCGAGCCGCGCAGGAGCAACAGGCCGCGGCCGAACAGCAGCGCATGACGTTGGACCGTGAGCGGTTCAGCGAAGGGAAGCGCCAGTTTGAGGTGGGTGAAGCCCGTTTGACGGCCGCTGACGCTGCCGACCAAGCTGCCAAGGATGCGGCGGAGCGTCGATGGTTTGAAAACATCTCGCAGATGTCCAACCCGGCCCAGCAGCGATTCGCGGAAGCACGGCATGCCGGCGTGGAAGGTGGCGATGTCCACGACTACGAACTGCCTGACGTGCATGCCGCAGAACTCGAAGCGGCCAGCCAAGCCGAACTGGATAAAGCGGCGGCCTTAGCCGACATTCAGGGCCGGTTTAACGCGAAGTGGCGGGAACCGCGGCAAGGGCCGGCGGATAGTCCGATATGGGTGACGCGCAACGGTAAGACCTTGCGCATTCGGGAATCGGAGTATCAGCCGGGCGATGAACCGTACTCAGCCGCAGCCGGGCAAGAAGGATCAATTCCGGCCACCTTAAAAGAACGGGTGGCGGGGGCCCGCGCGAGCGTCGGCAATTTAGACCGCCTCGAAACGATGATGGGCGACTCGAAGAAGAACATCCCGTCCTTGATTGGTCCCGGGTCGGGGCGTCTCAACATCCTTGGGCAAAAGATCCCGGGCATTCCGGTCAACGAAGACTTTGCCAGTTTCGCCGCTGAAACGGCCACGCTCAAGAACGCCATCATCAAAGCGGTCACGGGCGCGCAGATGTCTGAGCCGGAAGCCGCGCGCATCATGCAGCAGATTCCCGATGTCACGGACAAGCCGGAAGTCTGGGCCGAAAAGGCCCGAACGACGCGCCAGAACATCATCGACCTCGAACGGGAAATCTATCGCGTGAGCGGCGTGCCGCTGCCGGAACGGACGGGACGGACGCCAACGACAGGCCAATCTAAACCAACACCTACTGACCCGCTTGGACTGAGACGCTAAATGCCTGGTCAACTGGCTACGCTCATTCGCTCGAAATATCCCGGGGCGTATGACGATTTGGATGACGCCACGCTGGAAGCGCAGGTACTGGCCAAGTATCCCGAGTACAAAGACCTCACTGAGTCGAAGACAGACACGGCGGCACCCAAAGTGGATCCTCGGTCGCAGGTGCGCTTGTTCGGCGGCGACGGGGATGAGTCGCTGGGCACGACCATCGGCCGGGCCGTCCGTGACTCGCCCATCGGGATGCTCGGGACGGCGGGCGAAAAACTGTACGGCGCGTTCAAGGCGCATCCGGTGGAATCGTTGGCGACAGCCGGGGCGCTCGCCGCGGTGCCCCTCACGGGTGGTGCCTCGGCGGGATTGCTGCCCGCCATCGCTGCCGCCGGTCTGGGTGGGGCCGGCGGGGCAGGACTCGGCATCATCAAGCGCCAGCTCGATACGGGCGTGCCTGAGCGCCCGTTGGATGTGGCCCAGGAGATGGCGACCCAAGGCGCCTATCAGGCAGCCGGCGAAGGGGCGGGGGGGCTTGTGGCTCGTGGCGCCACCGCCTTGGCGCCGAAGATTTACGGCGCGGCGCTCGGCGCGTCCAAAACCTTGCGGACCAAACTGCCGAATCTCGTGCAGCGTGGCTTGGACGAAGGATTAGCGATTACCAAGCGCGGCGGGGAACAGGCGTTAGAACTAATGATGGCCTCGAAAGCGAAGGCTGACGAGTTGGTCGCCGCCGCGGAAGCCGCCGGCAGGTTTCCCCGCATCAAGGCGCGCGAAGTGACCAAGGGATTCAAGGAACTCAAACCCCCGAAAGGCAGCGGGTCGCCAGAGGTGGCGCCGAAACTGGCGGAGAAGGCCCGACAGATTCGCGCCGAGTTGACGCCCCCGCCTGCGCTGCCGAATATCACGGAGGCCACGCTACGTCACCCACGCATCCCCCCTGTGGTTGAATCCGGGGACGAAGCGTTTCTGCGGGCACAGGCCGAACTCGGGCCACTCGCGCGGAATGTGCCGCAGTCGGTGTTTCGTCCGTCCGCTAGCGAGGTTCGCGCCGCTGCCGAACTCGGGCCTACCGCTGTCACGATTCCGCGCTCGGTGTTGAATCCGCCGCCGGTTCCGCGTGAGCCCATTACGTTTGTGTCTGAGCGGGTTGTGCCTCCACGAAAGCCCGCCGGGTTATCCGGGAAGGAAAGCGCCACGCTCGTGCGTCGGCTCGAGCAAGAAGCCGATGCGGCGTTTGCGGCGGAGCGGAAGGGCGGAGCGGTCGCCGGTCTTGAACCCCAGATGAAGAAGGCGATGGCCGAAGGCATCCGCGAAGCGCAAGTGACCCGTGTCGGTCAACCCTTGAAGGATGCCAATCAACGCACGCGGGAGTTGTATGGGCTAGCCGATGCCATTACGGACACCGCGACCAAGCCGCGACAACTCCACAACTTGATGAGCGGCGTGATTGGCGGCGGCAGCTTTGCCGCCACGGGTGACCCGAAGGCCCTCCTCGCGGGCTTGGCCTACCGCGGGTTGCTGTCTCCGGCGGTGATGTCCCACGGTGCGATTGGCTTGAGCCAGTTAGGGAAGACCGAACTCGCGCAACTCCTACGGGCCTCGCTGCTCGCGAAACTCGCCGCCACGTCGCAGGGCAAACCATGACTGATGACCCAGAGGATGCACGGACCATCGTGGATGACGGCGTGACATACGAAGTCGTGTGGTCGGGATCCTTATCTCGGCAGAACGTCTGCACGGGCCTCTCGTCGCCCTACCTGCAACGGCGGGAACGGGTGGTGGGCTGGGCGGTGTCGCAGGACGACGACCGCAACAAACGGGGACGCCCGCCCCGGCTCCCGGTCCTCGCGCTTGTCTCGCCATGATTGTGCAGACCCTCGGCAAAGGCACGGCGCCGGATGTGTGTGCGCTGACGGGCGACCGGCTCGGCGTCGTCTACGCCGAACAGACCGGGCCGCGCACCGAAGGGCGGTGTGTGTTCCAGGTGCATGACGCGGCGCTGCGGCGCCTCGGCAACCCGGTCATCCTGCCGGGTAGCACGACGGTGAACTGCTATCCGCGGGTGCGGGTCATCAACGGCTTGATCTACGTGGCCTATGTGACGACGGGGCCGGAGACGGCGTGGCTCTGGCGGGAAGATACCGGCACGGCGGTGCGCCTCGGCCCGGCCGGGGGGATGCGCCCGCTCGCCTTCGGGTCCGAATCCGTCTATCGCGTGGATCAGCAGCAGCCCGTGCGCACGGTCTGGGAACACACGCTCCTCGGCACGCCCACCCCGGCGGCCACGCGGCAAAGCTCCCAAGGACTCGCGCGGGTCGAGGAGGACGGCACGCTCGTCTGGGCCGAAGATGCGTCGTTACATGGACTCTGGGCCTGCCAAGTGGCGCAGGTCGGGGATCTGACCGTGCTCGAGAACGGCGATGACGGGCTCGTGGTGTCCATCACGCCACAGGTCGGATCGCTGCAAGCGTTGGTGGGCCAAGCCGCGCATGATCCGCGGGCCGTGGGCTTGTCGGACGGCAGTTTTGTTTTCGCGACTGCGGGCGTGCCGCATGGCCCCCGGTTGGTGCGCGTCTCGGTAGACGACATTGCGCACCAACCCCCGCCCACCGTGGCGCCCTTTGCACAACCGCTGTTCAGCGGCTCCGCGGGCGTCTACTGGACCGGCGGCACGGAGCGGGCCGCGGGCACCTGCACGCTGGTAGATGCGGCGTATCCCGAACTCGCCACGGCGCTCCAGCACTACCACTCCATCCTGGTAGACGGCTACGACGCCTCCATTGCCGGTGCGGCCCCGCATTGGGACCGCGTACGCGCGGTGGTGGTCTTCTGCGAAACGAGTCAAGCCCGGTTGCAGACGCTCGTGGATGAGGCGGTGTCATCCATGTTGGCGCACCATCTGCCGCGTCGGCCCGTGTTGGTCTACCGCGGCCGGAACGACTGGCAGGTCTCGGCCACGTCGCCCGATGCCGTCTGGTATGGCGTGGAAATCTATCCCGACCCCCGGGAGGGACGGGATCAGGTGGAGCGCCGCATTGCGCGCGCCGTGGCGGCCCTCCCGCCCGGGGCGCCCCTCGTCGCGATGTGTGCGACCTATGACCGACGCGGCAGTTATACGAACCTGGGCAAGCTCGCCACGTTGCATCGGGTCTATGCCGAGACCGTGGCGTCCTTCGGGGCCCGGGGGCGCGGCGTACTCTTCTGGCATTTCACGGATGAAGGCGCGTCCCGCGGCGCGTGCAGCTTGGCGCTCGACGAACCTGGGTTGTTGTCGTGGCAAGACGCCATCGTGCGGGCGGCCGGTGTGGCCCCGCCAATAGTCACCATTCCCTCCGAAGGAGGCCCCGCCGTGCCGACGTTTGAAAACATGTACGACGAGTTGATGGCGCTCTCGAAGACCTCTGCGAACTGGCAGCAGGCCATCAATCCCGCGGTGAGTGAAGCGGAACGGCTCGAAGGCTGTGAAGCCTTCATGAACGAGTGCGCATGGTGCTTCAACGATGACGCGAACGTGGCGCCGGGGGCCCCGAACTCCTACGGCAAGTTGTGGCGCGGGGCGAAACGGTACTCCGACGATTGCATTGCCATCATCGCCAGCGACGGCGTGCTCTACGAGAACGATTTGGTCACGAATGGTGGCGGCACGGACGCCAAGTTGAAGTGGGGCACCCCCACGCTGAGTAAGTGGGCGTTCCACAACCCCACGGATCCGTACGGCGACACCCCTGTGGAACCGGGCCCCGAACCGCAACCGCCGACTGGCGGAGGAGACGACGACGTGCATTACGCCATCAACGAAGACCTCACCTCACGCGCCCTGGATGAACTCGATGCGCTGAACCAGAAGCACTGGCATGTCGAACGGGCGCCGAATCCGAGTATCAGCCGCTACATCTTCGGCAGCTACGAGCCGAACATGCAGGCCGAACTCTCGAAGATTGGGCACCTCCCCGGCGATCCCGCCGTGTGGGAAAAGATGCACGACGAGTCGGTCTACAAGTTCACGCAGTTGTTGTACAGCGACCATCACGGCGCGACGGTCCCGGGAGAGCCGGTGCCTGCGCCGGACCCCCAGTAGCCCCACCGCAAGAAAGTTTTGGCGGGCCGCTCAGAGCGGTGGGGCGTCAGATACATAACGACGGCGGGCCGGTCCTCTCGGCGTGGGTCACGGCGTTTCCGCTGGCGGGACTCGTGGCGCATGGGCGCGAAGGTGACGTGATCCGGTTTCTCGACTGGATGCAGGGGGAAGGGTTCACGGGCGGGCGCGTCTTGTCGTGCTGGGGCTATACCGGCAACGAGTCGCTGCGGTTCACGCCGCAAGAAGGACTCGCGGCGTTGCCGCGGACGCTGGAGCTGTTCAAGGAGCGCGGGATGTACGGGATGCCGGTGGGCCTCGTAGACACGACGAAGTGGAACATCGACTGGCCCGCGCATCTGCGGAAGGTTGGGGACATTTGCGCGGCGGCGGGCATGCCGCTCGAATCGGCCCAGGAAGTCCCGCACGAGACCCAGCACGACGATGCGGGCGACTGGGCGACGGCGTACAAGCCGCCAGCCGGCGTGCTCTACTGCCAAGGCTCCGTGCATGCCGCGAATGATTGCAGCAAGGCGTTAGCCGGCGGCGGCTTCATCTGCTCGCATGTGTTGCGGAAGGTAGATCAGGTGCCGCGCCATCACAAAGTCGCGGATACGTTCCATCCGATGGGGAAGCCGTTCATCAGCATGGAACCCGACAAGGGCATGGACGTGGCGACCTGGTACAACGTCGGCAAAACGTGTCGGAGTCGCGAGATGGGCTGCTGTTTCCACGGCAGCGGCGTGCTCTACGGGCAGGTGCCCACGGGGCAGGAACTCGACGGCGCTCGCGCGATGCTGCGCGGATTGCGAGGACAGTGATGAGCCTACTGGGTCTCTTGGTGTTCCTGATTGTGATTGGCTTAATGTTCTGGGTAGTACGCCAACTGTCGGGCGCCTTCGGGATTCCCCAGCCCATTGTCACGGTCATCTATGTGGTGCTCGTGATCATCTGTGTCTTGTACTTGCTTCAGGCGCTCGGGATGTCGGGCAGCTTGGGGGATATTCGCATCAGATAACAGGAGGACCGATGAGCAATCCCTACGGCGCCGATGTGACCGGCGCGATCTACGATGGGCCGACCGCGTGTGTGGTGAAGTTTGTAAAGATTGATACGACTGGAGGGGCACCACAGGTGCTTCCTGCGGTGGCAGGAAAAAAGATTCGCGTGCTGTCGTATGTGATCGTGGCGCCAAGTGCGACCTCTGTCCGATGGCGTGACACGTTAGAAGGGTATCATTCAGGGATGATTGTATTTACCGCTGGTGGACAGGGGATTTCAGCCCCATATTGTCCTGTCGGTCATTTTGAGACCGTCGTCGGTGCAGTATTGTGGTTGGAGTCTTCCCCCGCAGTGACAATAAGCGGACACCTTACCTATATCGAGGTGTCAGCGTGAGTTACGCGAGCACGGTGCTCGCGGACGGGGCTTCCAACCACTGGCCGTTGAACGAGCCGAGTGGCACGACGGCGGTGGATGTCATCGGGGGCAAGAACGGCGCCATCAGTGGTGGCGTGACGCTGAATCAGGCGGGCATCGCGGGCGGCAAGGCGATGACGTTCAACGGGACGACGGGCAAGATTGCGACCTCATCACTCACGGTGTCGAACCCCAGTACGGTAGAAGTGTGGGTGAAGACATCCGCGCCGGGTTTTTATCAGCCGTTTTTTTCGACAAGGACAACTGGCGCCACAGGGCAAGTCGTGTTCATGGGTATTAATCCGAGTGGGCAGGTCTTCATAAACACGGCGACCGGTGCCCTTGGACTTGCCGTGATTACGGATGGCGCTTGGCATCACGTTGTTGTCGTGATCACAGGTGTCGGGGATCTCACGTTATATGTGAATGGCGTGCTCGACCCGTCTGGGGAGGTGGCTGGGGCACCAACCAGTACGGGCGTCGTGAGCATTGGATGGGATCAACAAGATGGGCTGTTCTGGACCGGCCTGATTGATGAAGTTGCGATTTATCCGCTAGCGCTCACGCCCGCGCAGATTCTCGCGCACTACCAGCTCGGGGCCGGCGGCGGCGGGGGCGGGCTCCTCTTGGGCGTCGGGTAGAATTAGGGGTGAAACCGGGGTGGGCGTTGGGCTGAACGTTGGGCTGAGAGACGGAAGCGATTTAGAATCAACGTGATAGGCGAACGGAATCCGGTTTCCTAAACCGAGGGCCGCAGGTTCAAGTCCTGCCGGGCGCGCCACTTTTTCCTCAGTAATTTCAAGTAAAATCGCGGTTTCTTCGCCTCGGCTGCCCAACGGCCTGCCCAAAAGTCACTCTCAAAAAGTCCAGGAAATTCCAACTTCGTCGGATCCATGTTGGGCAGAATGTTGGGCAGCATGTCTGCGAGAGAGCATCGGTCCACGGGACCGAGGGCCGCAGGTTGGACCCACGTTGGCCTGTGGGTCTTCACTCGGTGGGCTCCTTCTGTGCCGCCGCTCGAGCCTTCTTCATGGCCGCGTCAGCGACCCGGGCAGCCTGCACCTTCCTGGCCGCCGCTAGCATCGCGGTCGGGACTGCGGCCAAGGCATATCGCTGCGTCGTGCGACCGTCCTGGTGTCGCATCATGTGCTGGGTCATTTTCATGTCGCCGGTTTTCTCGAGCAGGTCGGTCGCATAGCTATGGCGTAAGTCGTACGGCCGGGCCCCGCTCACGTCGAGTTTCTGACAAGCGCGCTGGAACGATTTCCACATCGCGGATTGCGAGAACTTTCCCCAACAGTTCAACGCGATGAACTGTTGGAAGGCCATCACGCCTTCATCAAACAAGGGCACCGTGCGCCCCGTCGTGCCTTTGCCCTTCCGCCGGCCTTTCACGAACATCGTGCGCGCCGCCAGATTCAGTTCGTGTGGCTCGAGCCGCATCAGCTCCTTATGCGCGAGTCCCGTCGTGTGGATGACGCGCAAGCGAGCCTTCGTCTGTGACGCCTTCGGCCTCGTGCCTTTCCCTTGGCCGGTCGGGCGTCCGCGGTCTGGCATGGCGGCCAGAATCTCCTCGATGTCTGCCTCGGGGAGTGCGCGGGGGATCAGATCCCGGTCGGGCAGTAAGGGGACATCTCGTAGAGGATTGGGCGCTTGCTTCCCATCTAACACCGTCCAGACGTTACTCAGCGAGCGGAGCCGGTTGTTGATGGTGTTCGGGGCGAGCAGCCGGCGAGCCAGCGGATCAGTCGGCGTGGGCGCCGGGTCGCCGTGAAGGCGCCACTGTTCCACTTGGATGCGAATATCCACAGAGGTAATCGTGGCGCGGCGCTGATGCCCGAAGATCGCGACCCACAACCCGATGTGATGCGCGCGGTCCTTGAAGGTGGTCATGGCGGCCTTGGCTTTCAGGTACTGCTCCGCATCGGCGGCAAAGGTGCCGGTCATGGGCTTCGCGTGACGGGTGCGCTGCCGCGCCGCTTCATCCTTGCGCCAGTCCTGCCGTTCTTTGTACGTGGAGCTGAGCGGAAAGACGGTGCGGAAGGGCATGCCACGGACGTTCACGCGGACTTCGTAGCCCGTGCCGTGTCGGCGGACGCCCGGGCCCAGTGAGGGTGTCTTGTTCATCTCAGCTCGCCTGTTTGATGTGCGTCGTCAGTACTTCATGGATGAGGGTCTGATAGCCCATCTGCCGGCGGCGGGCTTCCTTGCGGAATGCCGTCAGTAATTTCTGGTCGAGGCGAATCGCGATGATGGTGCGCGGCTTGTCCCCTAACGGTGGGCGGCCGACACGACGCATCGCCTTGAGCTGGGCGGGTGATGCCTCGGGGATGTCCGAGAAATCAATCTGGCTGTCGGGTGGTTGCGCGCTCGCGGCGACTCGCCGGCCGCGCGCTGATGATGCGGATCGTTTCTTTGCCATCGCTAGACCTCCGTGGGGTGTAGGCAACCGTGAGGATGCGCCCGTTGGTGCTGGTGCCATAGCGCAGTCGCCGGGCTTCAAAGATGGAGTGGGCCAAGTCTGGCGCGTCCACGCCGGACGGGTCGCCAAAGACGGTCGCGGCCTCCTCGAAGGAGACGCCGTGTTTCGCCTGATTGGCCGCCGCCTTCTGCGCATCCCACTCGAACACCTGAATTAAAGTATATACGGAGTATATACGATACGTCAAGCGGGGGCGGAAGACGTAAAGGGAACGCGGTTGGGGTCGGTGGTTGCCGGGGCTAGGTGCAGGCGCACACCCAGAGCAGGGCCTGGGCCAGTTTCTGGACGAGCTTGAGGATGTTCGCCAGATCCGCGGTGGACAATTGCTCGAGGAGGGTGACGAGTTCGGTCAGTAGTGCCCGGCGAGCGGCATCCATGTCCCACGCCCCTTGTCTGACGCGCTGGAAGTCCGCACCGCCGCCGCCTACGAAAACTCGCTGCGACTATCCGGGGGAACGCTTGCGTCCGAGAGTGAGACGCTCGACCAGCGTCACGATGGCTAGGCGGGTGTCGTCATCGGCTGGGGTATCCAGTAAATCCCACACCCGGAACAACCGTCTTGTATACGGATCTGACCGGAGGGGTGTTTCAGGCGCGGCGGCGGGGTCGGCCGGAAGATACCCGTAGAGTTCGGGGAGGGAGCGGTCTAACGCGGCGGCAATGCGGGCCAAGGTGTCCTGCCGCATGGACTCGCCTTGTTCAATGCGCCGGATGGTGTCTTTGTTTAAGCCTGCGGCCCGCTGGCCTAATTGGGTTTGGGTCAGGCCCTTGGCTTCGCGCAACTTCCGCACGACATCCCCAAGGTGAAACATGGGCCCCGGCCCAGCTTGCCACGGCGGATCTGCCATCGTCAAGCTCAAATATAGGGTCGCAGTCTCAAAAAGTCCACTTTAGTCTTATTTTACGTAATGGTAAGTCTTTTGAATACAGCTAATTACAGATTTTTTGCGTTTTTGATCAGAAGAAGGTTGACTTTGGTCGCGCCTTGGTCGTATTCCTGACTCTCTGAGAACGTCGCGGAGGGTCATGGTGGAGAAACCTGACGCGGCCGACACGCATCCGCCGATGCGCGTGTGGGCCGGCATGCCGGTGGATGCGATTCCGCATCGGCTGAACGCGAAAGAGGCGTACACACTTCTCGGCGTCAGCCGGGCGATGTTCTTCCGGCTGCTCGCAGAAAAGAAGATTGGCCAAGCGGTGGGGCCCGTGCCGGAGCTGCTGCCGCGCATCGGGGCCCCGCACTACAAGGGCCTGTGGTTTCGCGCGTACTTTGCCGGCGAGTTGGACCGGCCGCATTTTTTCGGTAAAGCCCGGGGGGTGCCGGCATGACGCGCCTCGCCAGCCAGCAAACGTCGATGTGGGTGCATTGTCGGCGCTGTCGCACCGAATGGGAAGTGCGGTTGCCGCTGCCGATGCCGTTAGACCGGGCGATCCGGGTCATCCGCGGGGCCACCGCCACGGGCTGTCCCACCTGCGGGGCGCACGGGCCGGACGTGCTCTGTGGGCAGACGCCCGAGACGACCAAAGACGAGGTGCCGGCATGAGCGGCCTCCTCACCATCCTCACGCACCCCGACTGGCCGCGCCTCCGCGCCCATCTACGGCTCGAGACCTATTCCCGCGATACGAACAG